GGGGCATCCGATCTGGTATGTTCTGCGAAGCCCGGGACGACGCAGTGACGATGAGGTCGGTTCACAAGCGAAAATGATCTCATTGTCATCCCGTCGTGAGGATAGCACCCGACCCGACCAGACAACCATGAACTGATCGTCGGAGTCGTTGACGTGCCCCTGCCTGACAGTCAAGGTAATGGGTTGCGAAGGAGGATATGCCGTGAACAACTCCACAATAGCCGCTGTTCTGGGCAATCTAACCTCGAACATGGACTTGTCGAGTTTTCCGCTGGCATTAACGCTTCCACACCTGATGGGGACAGGCTGATATACCACGCCCCTGTGGGTAAAGGCCCGCGTCCAATCGGTATATGTGTAATGTTGTGCGCTGCCCACGGGGCCTTCGACGCGCGCCAGCCTTCCGTTCAGCCAATGACCCAACTCCCAATTCAGAGAATCAGCCCAGAAGTCTGATCTTTTCGGGAACGTGGGGAAAGGTCTCGCATCCCATGTCCAAATGGCAGCACTGCTCATATCGAGCATCGGGCCGACATAGACATTTGAAGCAGGATTTACGCCGGGGGTATCCCAATAGCGCAGCCATGCTTCGAGGAACGCACGTTGCCCGGCTTGGTCACGGGTCTCGTCTGAAAAGTGTGGGTAGAAACTTTCGCTCGACTTAGGATCAACAAAGACGTTGGGTTGATTGGCCCCCTTGTCCACCGCTGGGCACCCCAACTCGGTGAACACGATTGGTTTGCCCAGAGGAACCCAAGCCGTTGGCGTGGCACTTTCCACGCCGGAAGGCCGGTTGAAATGTGGAGACCCCCACCAGTTTCGAATATCTTTTTGCCTGAACACCCAATGCTTCCCGAGGGCCGTATCGAAAATTGGAGTCCGAATCTGATTGTTCCGGTTCGCATCGCTGCCGTAGAACCAATCGTATGCCTCACCACCCTCAATGCGGGATTGTAGATACTCGACGTCGTAAATAGAGGCCCACCCCTCTTGGAAGTCCAAGTGGGTATCCCCGTTCCGCCAGTCCGCGAGCGGGAAGTAATTGTCGATCCCGATGAAGTCTATGTTGGCGTTCGACCACAATGGGTCCAAGTGAAAGAACACGTCCCCCGACCCGTCAGCGGGCCTATGGCTATGATACTCAGACCAGTCCGCAGCATATGAGATTCGCGCGCCAATCCCCAAGATCGAACGGACGTCTGCCGCAAGCGTGACGAGCCTGGCCACGGCAGGGTATGCCGACGCGGAGGACCGGATCGTAGTCATCCCGACCATTTCGGTGCCGATCAAGAAGTCATCCACACCGGCTGCATCCGCAATCGTTGCCATGTGCAGGATGAACCTTCGAAAGGACCACTCCACAGGCCCGGTGTATTCGACCAACTTCGTCGCGATGTTGAACCCGAAGTCAGCGACGGTCGCCGTGCCGAAGAATGCCGCGACTTGGGTAGCTGCCGCTGCGGTCTTGTCTGGCGACCCCAGGAAGCCCGCAGCGGGAGAGCATGTCACTCGGCCACGCCAAGGGAAGGCAGGCTGTCCTGAGGCCGCTGCGTTGTCGCTGTAGGGATTGGGTAGGGTGTTGCCCTGGGGAACGTCCATGAGGATGAACGGATATAGGGTCACACGCAGACCCTTACCCTTCAACAACTGGATCGCCTCGTAGATCGACCAATCCGAGGGAGCGCCGCCGACAGATGGTGATCCGCTCGTGTAGCTGACGATCTCTGCCGTGGCGCGCGTCAGTCCAGCGACTTGCCAGACTCGCGGGATTGTCACCTTGACCGCGCGCTCGACCTTGGGCTTGATCTCACACTGCCCGATTCTCAGGTCAGTCCCGTGCCATGCCACGACCAGCGAGACATGCTCCAAATTCGGGGCGCGCTCCAAAAGCTGTTCAATGGCGAGTGCCATGTCCGAGATTGGTTTGTTCGAAAGCCAATTCTCAGGTTCGATCTGCCCGCCGCCGAAGTCCTTGGTGATCTTTGTCGTCGCGTAGCCAAACTCCGTGGCCGCAGGGATCAGGGTCACTCCCCGAATCAGGTTCTCGACCTGATACTCTGAAGCGGGATCGCCCCGGAACTGAAACAGCGTGATCGGGCGACCGCTGTTCCGGCTTCCTGAGAGTTGGTCATACGTCACTATGCGCCACCCATGTCCTTCATCATCCTCATGCTGAGGACAGTCTGCCCTACTTGGCCGGTCAACCACTCTATGGTCAAGGCGTCACTGGCCAGCCGCCATAAAGGAAGCCAGCAGACCATCCTGATCTCTGCCAGTAGAATGTTGGAACCCCAGCTTTGCGTCATTGTCAGAACTGAGTTTCCCATGCTGGTTCCCATCTCGGAAATCAAGCGAATGAGAACCGATCCATCTGTCAGAAAGAGAATGATGGCGTGATATGCAGGGTCCGCATGGTAAGCATCATGCAACTCGATACCTTCAGCAACCAGTGTATCTCCCCCCGAGACAAGGTTTGACATCGGTATAATGTCCTGAGTCCAGGTAGGCATGTAGAACTCCCCCTGCTGCCCTGATTGGCGAAGGAAGAAATGACGCATCGAATTTAGTTTGGCTCGATCTCGGCTCAGGTAGGTAGACTGCCTCATGATTGGCAAAAAATCTGCCATGACAAAATTGGAGATACGACCTTTGCCATAATCTACGGATTCTCTAAAAGCATTGAATACATTCTCTGGGGTGTTTCCCCAATTCGGCTTCTCCAAAAAAACTTCCCGGTCGTTGAATACGGTCAAAGCGGATTCCAGTATTTCGACCGGACCTGATCCGGGCACAATTGCGAAGGTCAGCTTCATCTCCGCAACGTTATCCGTGAAGATGTCGGATTGGCTGCCTACCTCGATCCAAGCGTTCTGGGCGAGGGATACCCTCGTTGAAGCTGGCCAATCCGTAGTGAACGTTTCCACAAAGGTAAGGTCCACACCAACCGCAGAGATTGTGAACAATTCGGAGAGGTCGCGCACGGACAGAACAACCTTACGGCCCACAGTCATCCATGGTGCGATAGAGACCGGCGTAATGGAATTACCACCTGAGAGAACCCCACTCACGACAGGCACGGACGTCGTTGGGTCGCGAACCCACCAATCTCGCGCTGCACCCTGCACCATTTCCTGCATGAGTTTACGGTATTTGCCAGCGTGAACCGTTACGAGGAATGAAAACGTCCGTCGAGGTTCGTCCAAAATGGCGATTCGCTGTTCAGTTTTGTCCCGAGAGACAATGATCTGAGTGCGGAAAGTGTCTGCACAAATCAACGAATCTCGCCAGTTGATCGGGAACGGCCAGAAGCGAGTCATTTCACGTCCCCAAAGCTGACCGGAAGGCCGCAGGATTGGCCCGGACAAAGTTCAGCACAACTCGTTGTCCTACTTGGGTATTCAACGCTTCCGACAAGAAACTTGCAGCATCGAACATATTGACGATCTTGGTATCCCCACCACCAACCGGCGCACGACGCGAGGTCTGGTTGTCTGGATGCAATGGATCATTTTCCGAAGCCATATATTCACCCTCACGAGCAATGATCGGAATTTCTCCCGGAGCCAATCCCCCAATCATACCGCCGCCGTGATATCGCTGTGCCCCCATGAAAACACCAGGGTTCACTGTCTTGACTCGATTGCCCCCACCGACGCGCTTAGACCCGACCATTCCTCCCGTATGGCCAGTCGGGACTGGAATGCCGATTGCATTCCCGAATTCGGTCCCTCCGAATGCTCCGGATAAAGCGTTGAAGATTGCCTGTCTGAGTATCATCTGGGCAATCTGAATCAGGAACTTCCCGGCGAACTCCAGGAAAGCGTCTTTCGCTGCGGTTGCGGCATTCTCCCCGTTGGCCACAGCTTCAGCGAACCTGTCGAAGGCACTGGCCAGCCCATCAGTAAACAGACCTGCAACCCGATCCCACTGCAAGTAGGTCGTGTCCGCGCTTTCAGCCAAGCCTTGGACTTCCACGCGGGCTGTTGCAAGCTGCGCTATGGCCGTCTGGGCCACAGTTCCACCAACTGCGGCCCACATGGCTTCGGCGTTGGTGATGGCTTCTAGAAGCTGGACGTTGACCGATTCCAGTTCTGTGAGGATCGCCCCGGTGCCCTCGGTATTTCCACTGGCTATGGTAGCTTCAAGTTGGTCTTGCAGCGCCACTTGCAGCCTTGTCAGGTCATTAACTCGCTCCTGTGCATCCTCGGCAGCTTCGAGTTCGACGTTGACCGCCTGACCCGCTGCCTGTGCGCTGTAGAGGGCACTTGTCTGGGCAGTAAGAAGGTCGATCTCGGCTTGCGTGATGCCCGGGTCTGCCGCTTTGGCATCCCGTATGGCAGCTTCGATCAGGGCTTGGCGTTCAAGTCCCTGGTTTACCAAATCTTGCTGACGAATCGCAAACTCGGTGTCGTCTAAGGTCGCTTGAGTTGCAGCCCTTTGTGCAGCAGCTTCTTGTGAGATTCGATCAGCATCGTTTGCCGATTCTTGCGCCAGCTCCAAGTCAAACTGTGCCGCAGCCAATGCCTCGATGGTGCCGAGTTGTTCCTCTGTGATAAACTGGTTTTGCCTCTGTGCATCGAGGCGGGCTTCCATACGCGCCGCGCCTCGGGCATCCCCGTTTGCAATCATCCCCTGAAGGATCAACTCGGTCGTTTGAAGGTCAATAGCTTCTTGGGTTGCGGCGTTGGCTGCAAGGCGGGCTTCAGCTTCTTCCCGGATCGGATCATTGGACGGCGTTGATCCTGTGGCGAAGATCAGGGCCTCTTGGTTACGACGGGAGAAGTTTACCGGCGATCCATCATCGTTGAAGGGTCCGTCGCCTTGCAGACCTCTGATAGCTTCGGCGATCTGCGCGACCGAACCACCAGAGTTGATGACGTCGGCCACACGGGACGGCAGAGTCCCATAGTTGTAGGCGATGCTGGTAAGAGCCGCTTGCTGGGCCGCGTCAAATGTATCGAAACGTATCCCAACAGCCTGTCGCAGATCATCCTGATATTCGACAATCCGACGCATCGCGTCTGCGACCGCCTGCTGTTCAGTAATAACAGTGCTAGAAGTCGTAGTCCGGACGGCTCCTGTCGGATCGACAAATGTGTCGGACCCAAAGCCGACCCGAAAGTGATTCTCATCATAATAGGCTTCGAGGCGCAATCCTTCCTTATCAACGATCAAGTTGAACGCCGCTTCTACTCCATCCGAAGCACCATCGAGAACTCCGTTGGCGACCGTATCGGCTATGCCATTTACGAGGCCCCCAAGGCCCCCGACAGCATCGCTAAGAATACCCCCGAGGTCGCCTATCCGGTCGGCGAAACTGAACAGACCTGCAAAAGCCGTCGTAACTTCGTCTATGAGACCTCGAACCGAGATGAGTTCGCTGCTGAGGGCACTGAAAATACCCACGAAAGAAAAACTACGAATGACTGTAAGGAGGTCACTCCAAGCCGTTTCGACGTCCAATACTTTAAGCGCAGCTTCAACAGCATCCGAACTCATTTCCGCAAATGCTTCGGAATCGCTGATATCATCCAGGATATCCGTGAAACCTGGAAGCGTCCGCAGCATCCCACGAACAGAATCGGTAAGCTGATCTACATTATCCGCTGCCGATTCCAAAGCATCGCCAGCTTCGTCCGCAGCAGTAATCATGGGATTAAGGGCGCGACCAGATTCTTCACCCCGGTTCGCAAGTTCGGCAAGGGCGGCAGTAACTTCTTCTGTGGAGCCGGTCAGCGCGATAAGATTGAGTTCAGCTTCTTCCAGCTTACCGAATTGGAGAACCAGTGCCGCCGAAGCGACGTCCAGTTCCAGTGCAAATCGCCTATTAGCCTCGGACCCATCATTGTATTTCTCCGCTAGGGAGTCCAACGCAATTCTATATTCGGTGACGTTGATTTCGCCTCGACCGAACTCCTCGGTAAGAGTGGCAATTTCGTCACGATATTCCCGAGAGGCGGGTGATTGCAGGAAAAGATTGCCAAAAACTCGCAGCCAGTCACTACGGCCTGCATCGCCGATAACCTGGTCCATCTCGGCGGCGGTATCAGCAACAGCTTCCTGGAGGAGGCGAAGGGCCTCCCGGGCCTGCGTGACCGTGGGAAGGGCCGCAGACCTACCAAATGCTTCCGCAGAACCCTCTGCTTCTTCGTAGGCAGTCTGCACTCTGTCTACGACATTGGCGTGGGCCTCCATCGCCGCATTGACCGCTGTGGCACTGGTCAGCCAATTCGCGAATAGCGCCCCACCCACCACCAGTAAAAGGCCAAGGCCCGTGGACGACAGCAAGGCGATTGCCGCAGCCCGTAAAACGCCGAACGCGCCTGCTGTGGTAAGCGCAGCCCCGCCTGCCGCCGCTAAGCCGCCCGTGGCCGCACGGGCCGCTAATGCTGTGGCAATCAACGATGCTCTGGCCGACATGACCGCGCGGGCCAAAGCCAACACGACCGGAACGGCTTTAAGGCCGATGGCCGCACCGATCACCGTCGCCACAAGCTGAAAGTTTCGGGCTACCAAAGCCGCAGTGTCCGCTAGAACAGCAAAGACCTGGGACAAACGTGCTGCAAAGGACGCGAACTCTGAAGACCTCAGAAGTTCCGTCAGGTCACGCACCATATCCGTGAACGCTTCGAGGAATCCTGCATTGCCAAACTCGACCATCGCCATGAAGGCCGCATTCTGCAAACGCCCAAGTTCGGCAGTCGTGTTGGTCAGTGCGTCTTGCAGACCCGGCCCGAACCGACGACGCAACTCATCTGCAAAAGGCAGCAAGGCGTCTGACGTGATCTGGTTCTGCGACGTCATTTTGACGAGTTCGGCAGTCGTGATGCCGAGGCCATCTGCCATGATCTGAAGCGCACCAGGCAGTCTGTCGCCCAACTGCTGCTTGAGTTCTTCCATCTGGACCGTCCCCTTCGAGACGATCTGGGTCAGGGCATTGAAGATTCCCGCCATCTGAGCATTGCTGATCCGCGCAACCCGGGCCGCTTCTGCAACCGACAAGAAAATCCGACGTGTCCGCTCACCTTGAAGGTTCGTGCCTTGGGTAGCGATTGCAAACCTGGAATACTCAGTCGCCAAAGTCCCAAGTTCGATTCCAAGTCGGTTGGCTTGGCGTTGCAGGAACTCCATATCCTCGCCGGTTTGGAAAAAGTCTCCACTGTTGGCCACGTTCAGCCGGGCTGTGGCCCCTTCCAAGGTCTGCATGGCATTCACAGTCTGCCGAAGCAGGTTCACAACGCCATAGAGGCCCCCGTAGGCCGCGATCATGGATAGAACTTCACCCCGGAGGCGCTGGGTGACACTCAACGACTGGCGGCTGCCCCCATAGAGGCTGTCATATGCTTTGCGGAGATTGCTGATCTTCGGAGTTGCCCGATCCGCTTCGCTTCCAAGGCGTCGAATGTCGGACGCCATGCGATCTGTGGACGACTTAGCCGCCGCCGCATTCAGTGCGTCTATGGCCCTCCGGGCTTTGTAACCATCATCAGTCAGTTCTCTCAGGTCACGCGACAGGCGATCCTGCTCCGCCCCGAAAACAGCGAGGCTCCGAGCCGATCCTTCAATGCTGGACCCATTGTCCCTATAGGCTTGCCCCATGCGGCGCAGGGCGTCTTCCTGCCGCATCATTTTCAGTTCAGCTTCACTCGCAGCCTGTTGCAGTTTGGCGAGGTTCTGGGCCATCTCGCGCGTAGGGACGCCCGCCTGCCCGATGACGCTTTGGTATTCTCGGACCTCTTGGGTCAGGGCGGCAACGTCCCGTTGTGAGTCCCGAAACGCCAACCCCTGTTGGACAAGCTGGTCCCCCAACTTGTCGAAAGCCAAGGTCGAGAGTTCCTTAAGGGCCGCTTCCGTCGCCTGCGACTTGGCCTGCAACTCGACAAGGGCCGTTTCCGCCTGTTGCAGGCCAGCGGCAGCCGTGGTGGCCCCTTGTGCGCTCTGGACAAGAGCCTTCCCGAGACCAGACGCTTCAACCCGGGCCAGCCGAGCGGTTTCAACCAAGCTTGCGTGGGCCTGCGAAAGTTTTTGAACTTTGGCTGTCGCTTTGTCCACGTTTCCATTCGCGCGAGAGAGGCTTCCCCCTGCGCTGGCAAGTTCCTTCGTGGATTTTTTTATGGCCCCCCCGAGGCCATTGTATTCGGCTTTTAGGGCTTCAAGAACCGTCTGGTTCTTTTGGAGGTTTCGGCTGCTGGAATCGAACTGCGCTTGCAGAGCGGGCGAAACCGCAGCGACTTGCTGCATCTTTGCGGAAAGTTCAGAGTAACGGCCTTGCACCTTGACCAGCGCGGCTTCCTGCTTTGCGATCACAGCAGGAAGTGCGGCCTGCCGGGCTTGCAGCTTGGCCTGGGCATCAGCCGCCGCTTGCTGTGCCTTGGTGGATGCTTTGACAGCAACTTCGGACGCTTTCAGGGCGTCCCTTTGCTTGACCAAAGCCGCAGCCGATTTGGTGATCTGGCTTTCGTATTTGGTGACTGCGCGCTCTGCGGCCTTCAGGCTCTTGTCGAGTTCCTTTACCGCTGTGGACCCGGCTGTGGCTTCAATACGGAGTTTTTCCACCGCCTGACCGGCAGCGTCAAGTTGCTCTCTGAGTTTGGTTGCACCATCGAGAGAATCGAAGGCTTTCTCGACGGCCTCAACAGCCCCAGCGATCTTCCCTAGTGCGGCGGAGGTCTTACCTGCCTGGACAGAGACGTCCGTTTGGTTGGCACTGAACTCCTCTATGGAAGCATTGATCCGGTCGAGGGCTTTACTGGCATTGTCCCTGGCGTTGATGACCAGGCTGACGTCTTTCCGTGCCATGCAGACCCACCCTTATCCCCAGATGTCGGAGTCGCCGTTTGACTTATCCCCGAGTTGCGTGGCCTTCGTTTCGAAGTCCAGCTTCTTCAGGAAAGTCCGTAACGATGATCCGCCTCTCTTGGACATTACCGCGCCAAAGGCGTGTTGCGCAAGCACAGCGTCCACTCGCATTTGCCCGTGGTCCCTTTCAAGGACGATGTTCGATTCATCAAACAGCCTACCCAAGGGGTAGTGGAATGCGTCGGAGTGGCCGTTGGCCAATAGCAGGCTTACCTGCCTCCGGGCCGACCAGTAGAAGGATTCGAAATCGCTGTCTTCGGAGTTTTCAGCGCCCCAAATACCGTCATCGCTGACGCGCTCAGGGACGCCAGTAGTTTTTTTACTGTAGCCTCCGAGTGCAACGTCTCCCTGAACAACGTGTCGAACAGTGCGAGTTGATCCACGAGGTTCAGACCGGCTGCGGCCTGACGACCCTCAGGCGTGTTGTCGTCACTGCTCAACGCCAGGAGAGCCGCCAAAAGTTGCGGGCATTCTTCGAGGAGTTTTTCAAGGACTTGTCGAACGTCCGACTCCTTGATTGCCTTCGTCTTCGCCATTTTGAGAAGTCGGCTGTATGACAGGCTGACCTGTGGCCCGAACTCACTCACGAGGGTCATGAGGTCGATGACGTTCACAGGTCGAACTTCGAGAACGTGGCCCGTGGTCAGCGTCACAGTCGCACGATGATGCACGACGTCGCGCAGTCTGGTGATCTGGGTCATAAAAGGTGTCCGGTGTCAGGAGTTAGGGGTTGTGGGGTCACAGCAAGGCTTAGGCGTAGAACGGAACCCCGTCGCGGTAGATCGCTTCGAGGCCGAAGGGCTTCAGAACTTCCAGCGACATCGGAATCTGCTGCCAGTCATCGCCTTTCAGCGCATAGTCTCCGTTCGGCGTGACCTTGACGTAGGGGAGGTAGAACATGCTGTTTTCCCCCTTCGGATTCTTCGTGATATACATCATCGAACCTTCGACCGCCACGGAACCCGACAAAACGCGCGTCCGGGTCGAGGCCCGCACAGCAAAGGTGACGGAGATATCCGCCAACTCGACTGCGACGAGCGAACCTTCCATGAAGCTGATAATGCCGTTGTTCAGATCGACAGTATAGTCCGTCCCCAGCACCAGAGGAACCGCGCCGGGGTTTCGAACCGCCGTGAAACCTGTAGCGTTGATCCCGAAAAACCCCGTGGGGTTGAGGGCCGTCGCGCCCAACTTGTAGCTGTGACCGACGTGAATGTCGGTCAGAACGATGGTTTGCGGAGCCACGATGATTTGCGCGACCTGCAAAGTGCTGCCGAAGAAGAACAAGGCCACGTTCTCGGGGTCGATATTGTCCGTGACCAGCGAGCCGGTGCGGTTCACTTCCAACGGAACCGAATCATCCTTTTCACGGATGCCTTCGTCGCTGTCATAGTGGTCGAGTTCTTCGGACTCGATATTCAGCGAGAACTCAGGCGTGTTCCCGATGTAACGAAAGCCATCGGCGATAAGTGTGTTGGGCAGGAACCGGGCAAAATGGACCTTACCTCGGCCCAGAACGTATTGCTTGAACGGCATGGTCTCACCTTTCCATTGTGGATGTCAAACTGACAGAGAGTAGGGGTCAGCCAAGTCTTCTACGATATCGAGGCGAAGGGTAAGCCAAAAGTAGGCTTTGCTCGACAATTCATCAGCGGGGCGCACCACGCCTGGTTCGATATACAACGCAACGACGTTTCGGCCAAGCCCCAGAATGCCATCTTGTGGGTCATCCCAATCCATCTTCAGCCGTTCCAAAGCCAAGACGCGCTTGACCTCGGCCAAAAGCAAGTGCGCAGGGTCAGTCGGGTTATCCCGGTCATCCCTTACAAACCCCTGCACAACCAATTCCCACAGGGTCTTTGTCGTCGTCCCCGAGACGGGGGGCGGCGGCGCTTCGTTTGGAATGGGTGATTCAAGGATCGAGATCGCAGGCACGTCGGTTTCGTTTCCGAAAATGCCCCGACCTCGGTAGACCCGACCGACCATCGGAAACGGAACCGCGTCGAAGTCGAGGTATGTAATCGTCTCGAACAGAGACGTGAGTCTTTTGTGAACTTCCAAGCGCAGGGGATCAGGCATTTCGGCTCCGTGAAATCAGGCGAAGAAACTCTATGCCTAAGTCATTTGCAACTTCCGGCAGGATATCCTGCTTCAAGCCGGAACCCGAATTGTTCTCGAAGGCTTGTGCCACGGAAGGGCCGTATAGGACATAAAGGCCAGACTTACCCACACGGGCCGTATTCTTGTTCTTCATTCTGGCACCCCGGGGCAATCTGACCGCCAGTGCGATGTTGCCGAACGCAGCATCGGTTTCGCCCATTACCCCAGGAAGCCGGATCAAGAACGCGCTTTTGAGGAACACGCTCCGACCGGGGGACACGGATACCCCGACGCCCGGTTTGTTCAAGGCACTGGCCGACGTGACAAACCGGGCGAGAGACGTCGCCCTGCCGCGCGCAGTGATGGTCGAAAGGAGTTGCGTGGGGGACGCAAGGCGCGTGACCGCCAGCCTTCCTTGGGCTGGGGCGACATAGCTGGCGGGGAGGTTGATCTCGGCCCGTATCCTGCGCGCCAGTTCAGTCCGGGTCGAAGCTGTAACCTTGTTGATGGCCTGAGAAGCGGCAAGGGCGCGGGAGTCCCGATCAAGCCCCAACATGAGGTTCAGCGCATCCCCCTCGATGACCACGGCCCAAGCTGCGCTCATGAAATTATCTCCACGCCTTCTGGGGTCCGAAAGCCGATCAGGTCTCTCTGTTCTGCTCGGATAACTTCGGACGTGATGGTGATCCCATTCGGGGGGAGGTTGTTGTTGATGAAATAGCCTGTGGCAGAATCGAAGATAACCAATCCGTTTCGAGCGGGGTCTGGAACTTCGTCCACCGTGAACACGAGGGTTTCAACCCGGTCCTGTGTCTCAGCATAGGATAGATTCGTCCCCGCCAAGTCCCCTGCCTTCGCCACGTTCGAGTGTGCCCTGGCAGTAATGACAAGGCTCGTGGGCAACATGCTTGTTGGTGTGGGGTAATAACGTGCAGGCTCCCCCATGTGGGCATGGAGGAGCCTTCGGGACGATTCTCGAACGGCCCGGATCGACATGCTCAGACCAGCTTGTCGGCTTGCTGGTCGCGGTTCGTCTTCCTCGCGTCGGCTTCGGCCTTCTTGGCTTCGGCTTCGGCCTTCTTGGCTTCGGCCTTCTTGGCTTCGGCCTCGGCTTCGGCCTTTTCGGCGATTCTCTCCCGCATGTCGGCAGGCCGCATCTGCGGGCTGGCTGCTTCACCGAATGCGGTCAGGTATGCGGCTTTGGCCAAAATGGATTCGGTATGTTCGAACTCGGCCTTTTGCGCAGCCTTTGCGCTTGCAACGTCAGTGAAGTCCAGCACGTCGTCCCGGCCCGTCGTCTCCCGTGCTTCGGCCAGACGGGCCGCGCCCATCGCCACCAACTGATATTCCTGGTCCTTGTCGGCTGCGATAAAGAGTGTGCCCGGGGCCACACTCAGGGTTTTGGGGGGCATCGAGGGCAGCCCCTTTGTCGAATCGCCAGCTTGGCCAAGAGCCAAGGTTACTTCGATCTGGGTGATCGCAATGAGTGGCATGTTTGTCTCCGTGATGTTCTGGTTTCCCAGAAGCGAAGGGAATGAGGGGCGGGCGTTTCGGCCCGCCCCTACGGCACACTACTACGCGATGACGCGCGCCCGGAAGGTACAGTTGGGGTTGACCGGGATCATCAAGGGCGCGGACTGTGACATGATGAACCGGGCCGAGGGGTCTTCCTGATCCCACATCTTGGTGAAGATGTCGGTCACTTCCAGATTTGCTGCCGTGTCAAGGATCGCCCCGAAGGCACGAACCCCATCCACGGCCCTGGAAGCCAGCAACACGTCCCGGGGGTCCATGATGCTGGTAAACGTCCCATCATCGTTCTGGAACCTGGACAAGGGACCGGAGTAGCGCCAGACGTTGATCCCCGCCGACAGACGGCCAAGCCAGGTAAAGGGATTCAGCGGATCGGTCGCGATGATACCCCGTTGGATGGCCACTTCTTCCGAACCCCGGAAGTTCATGTCCATCTTGTCCTTCAACGATCCGGTCGAAGCCGAAACATCGGCCATGAATGGAACCGACGCCGCTGAACCGAGAATGACGTCTGTGACGGAACCCCCGAACTCGGCATTTGCAACGGTATCCGCCCAGGTCTGAATGGTCTGGAAGATATTGACACCGGCATCGCCCCAGCGATTGCCAACCCCGAGTGTGACCGTGTGGCCCGCATCGCGTCCGAAGTCGATGGTCACAGACATTCCGGGACCACCGGACGCTGTGGCGTAGTTCACGATGAGGGAACCGTTCAGAATCGCCTTCGCCGCCATGAAGTCATAGAGGCGCTGGATCGCGTTGCGTTGGAACTGGACAATCCGAAGAACCTCGGAGTTGTAGCGCGCTTGCGGCGTCATGAGAGCCAAACGCCGAACCAGTTCGCCGGGCATCAAGGACAGCATCTCGCTCGGACGGATCGCATCCTTCGGCTTGGTGTAGCCCGGTTTGAAGGATTCGATACGCTCGCCGTCACGGCGATAGATCGGTTTGCCTGCTTCATTCGGCAGCATGAATGGCGCGATCCGGCGGGTCGAGTTGATCCGCGAAAAGGCGATTTCTTCCTGCGTCGAAAAGAATGTGTTCATAACAGGGAAGAACATATCCAACCACTGCGAGGTTGATCCGGTCTGGCGCGGATCGAACATGATCCGGTAAAGGTCGAGCGGGGTATAGATATCGAGTGGCATTTATGGATTCCTTTCCTGCTCGATCACAGAATTGTCTGCATGGTTTGCGGTTTCCGCATCAGAATCGCCGTGGGCGACGGCGACCCCTCGAAGGCGAGACGTTTCTGCTCCTCCGTGATGAAGGAGTCATCCCAGACGGCGAGGTCCGGGTTGAAAACGCCACCCCGGTAGACCGAGCATTTCCGTGCGCCAGCGGCAAACCCGGTCGAATCTGCGGCATAGACCGTGAACCCGATTGCCTTGACGCCAGTGAAAACGCCACCCGTGCCACCAGTCAGGGTGGCCGCGCCGAAGGACGCTCCGGACCCGGCCTCGGTCGTGACGATGCTGTTGCCCACTGCACCGGCCACGCGGGCTGTGATGGTGACGACCGCAGCGGCACTGGTCGCCGTCGAGGACGCATTATCTTG